AGGGATCGTGGCCGATAAACTCGATCAATCCAGCTCGAACCAGGCCTTTGCGTTCGTCACGGAGCCAATTTGGAAACGCCCCCTCATCTGAGCCGTCGAACCATTTGACGACACGACGAACGAAGCCTTTTGAATATGTCTCACTCATGGTCTGTGTCCTCGTTGGGGGTGGGGAAGCTGACAACAAATCCGAGCATCGGCAGTGGCAGGACGTACAGCTTGCGCTTGTCACGATCCCAATAGGCGCCGATCCAGATGTCGTACCAAGCGAACAGTGGCTTAATGCTCATCGCCCCCGCCTCCCGTATCCGTGGCGAGGAGGGCGAGGCAGAGGGCGATTGCGGGCACTCGATGTGTAAACTGCTCCGTTGATTTGAAGCCGGGCCGGTTTGGGTCACCCTTGTAGAGTGCAGCGTCAGCGCCGCAGTCAGCCTCAAAGTATATGTCAATGTCCCACCCCGGCAGCACCTCTTTCACCAGTGCTAGGGCGGCGTCTATGGAGGTGGTGACGCGAGGCAGCGAGTATTTCTTTCCGCCAAGGATGAAAACTTTCTCCGGCCCCACGACCCCATCACCGGGCCACTCTTTCGGAGAGATGTCGCAGGCCTCAAGGACCAAAAGATCCAACTCCCGCGACCCAGCTTCCGCTGCTTGCAATTTGTCTTGAAGCTCAGTCATGGTCTTCCCCTGTACGGGCGTTGCGGACTGCCTGAGAGTGTCGCAAGATTAGGTCGCCAATTGCCTTGGCGTTCTCGCTGTCGCGTTCACTGAATCGCACAGATGAATCGATGATCAGCCCGAATTTGTGATACTCTTCGAGGAATGCGTTCGCTGCCCCCAAAGCCTCGCTCAGCTCCTCGTTTCGTGCGCGGAGGGCGGCCTCCAATTCTTCAAGGTGGCTTTGATTGCATCGGAGCTGCTCAACCTCTGCAATCAGAGCGAGAACTGTCGCGGGATTGGCTGCGGCGATGAAGGCGGCGTTGGCGCGGGCGTTATCGTAAGGGATATGCGTGTGGTCGTCTTCGCGCAGATAGGCCATCTGACACACGGTATCGTCAGCTCCTACACCCTGAACGCCTTCGCGGTCATCCCAATGCTCCCAAGGCCCCGGCGTTGCCGCCTCTGCCTTCTCCCGCAGCTCAGTCCAGTCGGTGTCAGTCATTGGCACATCTCATCAATTATGGAGATGATGCGCTCGCGGTTGTGTTCCTGACAGGCCTCAATAGCCGCGTCTTTGGTTGGATACTCCGCGCAGTCTGCATCCACCTTAAAAGACATGCAATTGCGTTCATCCGTGTAATAGTTTGCCTGCCAAGCATAAGGCTTCCCATCGTCTCGGATGAGCGGCGAGACTTCGTAGGATGCCTCACCCTTAATTTGATCCCATGGGGCATCAGCCTCAAGGCATTGGTGGCCCACTTCTTTGAAGTGAAGCGGGCGAGGATGAATGTTGGTTGGGGGTGACATAAAAGCACTCATGATCTCTATTCCTCCATGTTCGGGTACGGCGGGGCGGGCAAAGGCATCCAGTGTGTCGGCTGGCTAGGCTCTAAATCATCGCTCAAGCGACAGAGACCAATCTCGCTGAAGGTCCACCAATCCATTTCGAACAGCTCATCCTCGGAAAGATCTGACGCTTCACAGTCCGCCTCCGACATGAGATCTTCCGCGAGATTGGTGTAACGTCCGAACATCACTCCAGCGTCTTCGCGGAATAGCAGCACGTTTTTCCACTGCGGCGCGGTTTCGATTGGTTGCCAGTCGGTCATTGTTCATCTCTCCATATACGGCGGCACAGGACGCCAGTTGAAAGCGATTAGGAGCCACGCGCAGACAGAAAGAAATAAGATTATCACGAGAAGCCCCTTTATTAGGTGGGCTTAACCTAGTGCCATTCCGGCGCAGCTGTCAAGCTACTTTTTGATCTCAACAATCACATTGCCGCCGTGCTGAACGTCAAGCTTGTCGCCGTACTTGGAAGGGGACATCTTGCCCAGCATCCACTTGCGCGTCTCAATCCGAAGCCGTGAGCGCTGGATATGCTCCTGGTCAACAACCTCGCGCCCGTCTTCACGTGTCATGAAGTCGTTGCTGCCGTCGTCTGCAATCTCTAGCATTTCCTCGAAATGATGCTCAGCCCGGTCTTCCCGCGCGCGTGTGTAGCGCTCCAGTTTCTTGCCGTCTTCATCATCATTGAGCCAATTGTAGAAAGTGGCTTCTGAACAAGTGCCATCTTCTTTTGTGGCTTTAGCGACTGAGTAGCCCTGCGCTACGAGGGACAGAACCTTGTCGATTGCTTGTTTAGGTACACGTTTGTTAGCCATGCCCGCCTCCTAGATCGCAAAGAACATAAAAAAGCAGAAACAGGAGCCAAGGACGCCAGCGGCTAGTCCTAGCCATGCGCCTTCCGTAAACGCACGCTTACGCTCTGCCTTTAGGGCTTTAGCGCGGTCATCCAGCATACGGGCGGGGTTACGGTGCATCATGGTCATTCAGGCACCTCTAACACGTTTTTGCTTATTCGCCGCATGGCCTCGCGGTGCTTTGGATCTCTTAGCGTCTTGTGTATCTGTTTTCTCGCTTCCGCCCGCGGGTCTTTCGCAATCGCCTTGAAGTCGTTCAACGCCCTTTGCTTTGAGACATTGAAGCGCCTGCGCGATATGAACCATTTCGCCAATGCGGTTATCTGCGTAATCATCGCTCACAAAATCGTGCATTCGCAGCCTTTTGTAAACGGTTTTGCGATGGTTTGCCTCACGCTGGGCGGCCGCAATCAGATCGTCAATGAGCATTAAACCCCACCCACAAAAGCAAGCCGCCAAGTGCTGCCCAGACCCAGGCGCCATAACCCAGCACCGCAATAACGACCGCGTTAGGTCGCTTTACCTTCATCATCTTTACCATGTTTAGCCCCATCAGCTACGATTATAACCCCTTGCCCGTTGCACCCCGTGCAGACCTTTAGCTTATCATCCGGCCCGGACAGCGGAAAGCCCTTGCACTTCGGGCAAAGCTCCTTGCGTGTGCCGCTCATGTCTCTGCCTCACCTTTTGCGGATTGGAGGGCGGTTCGGATCATTGCGGCGTTACAATTTCTTCAACGTCATAGTTGCTATCAGCGTCTTCCAGCGCGCAGTCTCCGCGATGCTTGTGACGTGCGCAGAATTTTCGATAGTGGCCACCCTTGGCAACATCGTGCTTAACGCCATCAGTGTACTGGTGCTTCAGATTGTGAATGTACGCCGCATCCTCGCAGCAGCCCGGCTGATCACACTTGCCAGCCAGCGCTTTCTCGCGGTTTTCCCATAGCTCGGTGTTGTCCGGAATCATGCATCCATTCATGATTGCTGGCAGGCAAGCGATTGCCACCTCAATGTTTCGAAACGGTCGCGAGTAGACCTCGACACCCTTCACATAGAAGCGAGCAATAGTGCTAAATCGCCACTCATCGCCTGATAGATAACTCTCCTTCCAACGCTCCACTTTCTCGATGGTGACGCTATCGAAACGCTCCTGCTCGCGGTGCGGTTTGTGCCAAGGTGTTGGAATGTATGGCTTGGCTGGGCGCTCTTGTCTGGCTTCGCCTTGGTTCGTGTCAGTCATCAGATTAATCCCTTTTCCAAAGCCAGCCATTCAGGTAAACTGATCTCCGTCACGCCGCTGACTTCCTCGCGCGCCTCGATCTGTGATTTTGGAATCCACACGGCATCTTCTCGATCCCCAGTGTCCGAAACGAGAAGCGCTCGCTCGGTTTCGTGATGAATCTCAACAGCGACCTCAATAATCTGACCAGCCATCACCCCACCCCTCCCGCAGCCAGGAACATGCGGCCCTTATCTGTTACAAAATAGATCTCTGCCGGATAGCCGCTGTCTGATTCTTTCTTGCCGATGGCCTGGATAAGCCGGGCATCCTTCAGCACCTTCAGGCGGCCGCACGCGGTTGATTCCTTCATGCCATTGTAACGGCACATCTCTTCGCGCGTGAGCCCGCCAGGTGGCGCGTTTGCTATCGTCTTGAGCGCTTTCATGCCGGCGCTCTTGGCCTTTGGCCGCCACTTGCGCGCAGCTTCTGCACTGGTAGCGCTGCTTTTCTGGTGTGGCACTGCGAATAGATCCGGCTGCAAGTTAGCCTCTGCGGCATCGCATAGGGCGCGCAAAATGTTGTGCCGCACAGCCATAAACATGTCCGGATCTTCGCGCAGGTCTTCGCGTATGCGCTCAATCTCTCTCAGCAAGTCCATTAGCCTTCCCCCTTTGCGGCTTTGATCATTGCGTTGAAGGCCGTGCTTATGTCTTTCTCTATCGGCTGGTATCGCCCGTCACCGGTAAGGTTGTAGAAAGCATCAACGCCTGCTTGAATTATCTCCTCGCTCGGGTCTTCCAATACTGCGAGGGCGGCTTTGGCTTCGTAGATTTTGGTTCTCCAACCAGCGTCGATAATTTCCTCGATCTGATTCCGAGGAACTTCATCAATCTGCCAGCCCTCGAAATATGACACCACCTCAACACGCTTCAGAGCCCGCGCCATTTTCTCGATCATGTCAGTCATGGCCTCCCTGCCAATCCGCAGAAGCCGCGTCCCGGAATTGCGTCTGTGCTGCCTGCAAAGGCGAAGTCTGCTGGCACTTCTTTTTCACCCCAACGCCACGCCATACACTTAGAGGCGATGCAGCGGCAAAGAGACTCGTCCTTCGTGTCTCGGTTCATCGAGGTTTTTTCTGCGTAGGGCTCCAAAACCCGCGCATGCGGACACCACAGATTCTTTGCTTCGTCTTCAGTGTGCATCACTCAGCTCCCAGCTTTTTCATAGCTTCAGCAATCCAGCGGTTTGCATCCATAACCGCAGCCTCAGCCTGTTTAATCATTTCTTCGTCGCGCTCGACACGCACCCGGCGCATTCTCAGGGCTGCATTCGTTATGCGCGGATCGAAACACACAAAATCGCACCACTTGCGCCCTGTGCAGGCGAGTTGCCATTGCACTTGCCAAGGGTAGTTTTCGCCCAGACACGCAATGTCACCATCCAGCAAGAACTGGATATGATTACGCGAGATCGGGCATTTGACTTCCAGCAAGCCGTCATCGCCAACCAAGCGGTCAGGAGACGCCCCGGACATGGGAATGGTTGGATGATCAACGAAATCGCTAAATGCACACGTTACACCCTGCTCAAACTCATACTGAGCAACCGCATTAGCCTCTTGATCGAGCCCCCATTGCATAGGCGCGCTAACGTAATGCTCTGTTGCTTGACCCGTCAGGCGCTCGGTCAGCACCTCGTAAAGGTAATTCTCGCCGGTCGCGTACATGTTGCCGTCACGCTTTCGCCGGGCAATGTCGCCAATCCGGCTCGCGGTCAGCTTGCCGCGGCGCTTTGCAATCCAGGCGTCACGGTCTTGTGGGTTAGTCGCGGTCATTGCTCGCCCCCGTCAAGATCATGTCGTTTTCGATAAAGTATTTGTTAACGGCCACTTCGCACGCCTCTTCTTCGCCCTTCTTATCGTACAACCCGCCTAGATTGCTGCACGCATAAAGGCACTGGCCTAGAATCTGGCTGGGCGTGTCGCGCAAAGCAGAGCGTCTACCCTTGGCTTCGCGCTCCCCCTTGACCATACAGGCTCGCCCCACGAGTGTTGCGCGCTCTTTTTCCGCTTCGTAAGCGGGCGCCTCGCCGCCATACATATACAGCAGCGCCACAAGCGCTGATCCAGCCAAAGCACCGCCTAGCGCAATGGGCATAGCCGCAGACTTAGGAATTGTGTCCGCCATCACGCCGCCCCCTGTTTAGCTGCCAGTTGCGCAAGCGCATTCTGCATCTCTTCAAAGCTTTCAACAGGGACATTCTCCAACTCGGTCGCAACGATTACGCCGGTTGAGCCCATCCACTGCAAAAACGCCTCTTCCTTGCGGTCAAGCTTCTTAAGCAAAAACTGAATCGTCTTCACCTGGTCCGGCTTCAGTGTGTCACCAGAGAGCGGGGTTGCGCCGTCTGTATATTCGCCGCCAAGCTGGATGCCTGTTACGTTGCAAAACGTGTAACGCTTGCCGTAAGACATGGTAATGCCGCGCTGTTGCAAGGCGTTTGTGCCCTTCTGCTCAATCACCGGCAAAGGCAGCGTGTCGCTAATCGAGTGGCCCCCTTCATGCGCAAGGTGACAAGTTACGTGAATCTGACCGTCGATGGTCTCGTTTGACCAGCGATAGCTAAACCCGTGCTTTTGAAGAATCGGACGCACTGCCGCCTGTATGTCTTCCAGCTTGGAATAGCTGCTTTTCAAGTGCAGGTTTTCGCCGCTTTTCGTGACCGCGGGCAGCTCCGGCTGCATCGCCGCAAAGGCTGCATTGAACGCCTTTTCCGCGGCGCGGTCTTGGCTCGCCTCTTCCATCTCGATCACAGCCTTAAGCCGCTCAATGTCAATCGACGGATCAAGCGCCACGCGCTGCGCAAAAGTAAGCGCCGGCTCGTCAAAATGAGTCTGCACCCCGCCAACCGTATTCGGGCTTTCCGCCTCAATCGGCAATGTCTCTTGTTCCACTTCGTCAGTCTCCGTTTTCTTAGTCATTGATTAGCCTCCAAATAAGCAACGCGCTCTGCGTATCGGTGGCACTCATCCGTGGGCGACATAACCCGCGCCATAAGCCCGCCATCTTTTGCCTTCTCCATGCATTCGTTAAACAATTCTTGAACGCGGCGCGGGTCTGGGTCCTTGGCGCAACACGTCAACACCAAAGCAAAACCAGCCGCTAAAAATGCCTTAGTCATCATAAACCCCGCTATGCTCAATCTTGCTTTCCAGCTCGCCAATGCGCCCGTCAATCGCAAGGTCTTCATCCTCGATCTCTGACAGGCGGTGGTAAATCTCTTGCTTCTCGTCGCGCAGCTTTTTCTGTCGCTTCTGCCAACGGCGAATCTTGCCCTCAGCCGCCCACACCTGGAACAATGTCAGCGCGCTTACTCGATTCTTGACGCTCATGCGAAATGCTCCTCTTGCCACGCCTCAACGTCAGCAATCTCGGGAACTTCCCACTCCTCAACGCAATAT